TATCTGTAGGACTTTCAAAATACTCTTCTAATTCTAATTCTATAATACCAGGAACAGTTAAAGTATCTACAGTTTGAATTTCCCAAGTATGCCCCGCAACTTGTATTTGAGTAAATCTATTAAAGTATTTTAATGTTTCCTCATTCTTCTTAATATATATAGTTGCGGAAAGGTTTAATTCATTCCAGTTAACATTATCTTTTAGATTCCATCTAATATCTGTTTCTACTGGACCTTGAAAGTATATCCAATAGTCAGTATCATTTACAGTCATTTGATAGCGACAAGCAATAATTTCAGCCTTTAAATAAGCAGTTTCAACAATATCTGGTAAATATACCATCCAATGTATGCCATCATCTATACATTCAAAAGTATCCCCAGCTTCTAATTGACTATCAAATTCTACACTTAAAAATCTCTTATCATAATCACTCTTAGTATTATCATCATTAATAAGACATTGCCACTTCTCTCCAAGAGGTGTAAGAATTGTTCTAGAATTATAGTCATTTGCTAAAGTAGCTCTAAAAGATTTTAATTTTTGTTTATTTATGCGGGCAAGGCTAGTGCCGCCTAAATAATCTAATCTAGTGTTAAGAGTTTCATAAGACATATATTACTCCTCTTGTTTTAATTCTTCTTCAATTTTTTTAGTAAGAGAACAACATTCAAAAATTATGCGGCGGAACCATAAAAAATCTATGTCTATTCCTAGAGTTTTTAATCCTTCAAGTTTACATAGAAGTTCATATAATTTATGATTCGCGGGAAGTAGACTAGCCAATCCCGCAACTTCTAAAATAATAGTTTCTAATGGCTTAATCCAATCTTTACCTTCTTCATTAGTAGGAAGAAGTCTGAATATTTGATTAGTTAATCTACTGCAATTATATGCTAAAGTTTGAGTGTTAATCTCCGTATCGTAGGAGGTTACCATCTAATTAACCTCCATTAAATGCGCAAAAGTAGGTTTAACATTTCCTTCTTCGTCATACTCTCTGCGGCAATATAGTCTTTGTAAATGAAAACCTTTAGACTCATATTCTTCTTTTAAAGATATGAGTTGCCGCAAATGACTTGCTTGAGAAGTAAATGAAAAATCACTACCACTATATTTTTGTCTGATTAAATCTACTGTAGCTAATTGATAACCTATCCATTCCGCAATCATATACTGACGAATAATCATCATTTCTTCATTAGTTAAATCTACTTGGAAAATACGATTTTCTGTATCAATTTCTAGAAGGTTAGGTTGTTTAGGAAATTCAAAAGCAGGTAAAGCCGCAATTAGAATTTCATCTAAGATGGGCATCGTATCTTCTTTTGTTAGTTCCATATACATATCATCAGTAATACCAGCTAGGAAAAAATCTTCCATTTCATCAAAAGATGTAGCCATATTATATTACCTCCTAGTTTGTAGTAGATTCCTCAGATGCTACTTCCGCAGTTGCAGTTTTTGGCACTCTGCGAGTTCTTGTAGTTCCTTCAGAAGAGGTCTTAGCAGCTCTACGAGTTCTAGGTTTCTCTTCCTCTTGGACTTGCTCTTGCATAGCCTCTGTTTGCGCAATCATACTAGCAACATTGCGGCCAGTAAAATCTTCAATAGCATTTAGTTTATTGCGGTCAGGAATACGAAGTGTGATCGCACGACTAATGATTAATTCTTTGATTCCTTCTGGACCAAATTCCAAGGCATCTTTTAATTCATCTACAGAACCAGATTGTAGAACCGCATCTACTTGTGCTTCTGTCCAATTATACTCATTTTCATAAACATCAGTAGGAATATTAAATTCTTCTACTGCTAAGTCCATATCTTCTACAGATAGATATTGAGTAAGTAATTCACGTCCGCCACGAGCCGCATAAAGTAAACGTAATTCATCTTTCTCTACTTCACGTTCTTGATAAGCCTCAAATCTGCGGACAAAGCCTTTTTCAGGAATAGTATAAGATACAGTGTGGTTAGTAAGATTACGAACTGTAGTTGTAGCATTATCTGACATTATTTTTCTCCTTTTATGTCCTTATATAAGTGTACGAGAGAGGCATCTTTCGCAGACGCCTCCCTCTTAAAAAACTTGTTAGATTATCGAGTTTGGGAAAGTGCAGTATTGGTATAAGCACCAATAAAGTGATCGCCTTGAATTTGAGCGATAGTTGCAACGCCAACCTTTAGATAAGTTTGGATATCTGTTGACCAGTCGTCATTGTTATCTACTGTACGAGTTTGAGCAGAACCTTCCATTACAACCTTAACAGGTTTATCAGAACCAGTAGGAATAATGTAAGCAAGTTGTGGATTAACAACTTTGGTCTTATTAGTTGTATCAGTGAAAGATTGGTCAAGAATTACAACACCATGGCCTTTATAGTTAGCAAAGTAACCATTTGCCCAAAGAGTGTCTTTCATTGCATCTGACATACGTGCGTCAGAAGGAACCATCTTGTTGGCGAATTCACGAGTACAATAAATTGTGGCTTTACCATAAACATCAATTGTATCCAAGAGGTCGTCAAAATCATCTTCAATGAAGCCATTTGCGGTCTTAACATTAGATGCTGGTAAGTTAGCAGCGAGAGCTTCAAGAGCCTTCATAATTTCAGTGTAGATGCACTCGTCAATACCTTCAAGGATTAGAGAAGTAAAGTCAGAGAACTCCCAGCGACCATCAAGGAACTCTTCAAAGCCGATGCGAGCTGCGCCACCAATAGCATTGGTTTGTACTTCAAAGGTCTTACCATCGAGAGCAAATGTCTCATAACGACCAGCAAGCCCTACTTGAGTAACGAAAGTTTTAGCACGACGTTTAGAGGCGTCAGTTACTTTAACTTTGAATACGTATTTGTCGCCTTGAGCAACAGTACGTGTTTCTGCAAGTTGAGCATATTGAGCTTCAACACGTTTAGGAACAATTTCAGTAACTACTTCGTCAATAAGAGAGAAGATAGTATATTTGTTCTGTTGGTAAAGTTGGTAATTAATTTCACCATTGTCTTTGCAGACAAGTTTGCGGAACTCATTAGAGAGTGCTTCAGATACCTCAGAAGAAGAATAATTTTCTGAACCCTCAGAATAAGCTACAGCAGCACCTTTTTCAGCACCAAAGGCCGCACGCATAAGTTTTAGTAAGTCTTTATATTCTGTCATTAATTATCACTCCTTCCTTAAGCCACAGCCACTTCAGCAGCTACACGTAATTTTACAGCAGGTGTAACGCCATCTGGTAAAGTAGTTTCTTTAGCTACAACAATTGGACCGGCATCACCTTTCTTAAGAACGCCGTCAGTTTCACTAAGAACTAGATGATCACCAACTGCATAAGTACCATCAGCTACTTGGTCAGTGGTATAAACGTCACCAATAGAAAGTTTAAAGAGACGTGGAACAATCTTGCCGTTGGTAGAATCTGCAACCTTTTGTACATAGTCGCGGTCAGATTGCTTACGTTCATCATAAAGTTTTACTTCATTGAATACTAGATATGCTTCAGCAGGCTTATCAGTAGGTACAAATGTAACTTCACCAGCTGCGGTTACATAAACAAGTTGACCATTCTCAAGTTGTTCAATGTCAGAGACAGCAGGATATTGGGCATACACTTGACCATTGCGAGGAGCTGAAAGATGGTTAGGCTCTACAACGCCGTACTTGCCTTCAGCACGTTTAATTGTAACAGACATTAACTGTCCTCCTTTAATAATAGTCGTAGTTTATTTGTTTCTGGAATCTCGTAAAAGTTGAAGGACAGGACTTACAGAGGTGTCAACTTCTTCTTCAAGAGAGAATGTGACGATAGGATCCTCATGTACATCTTCTTCAGCCTTACCATCCACTTGATCAAAATCAAGATTTTCATGTACATATGCTAAAGCAAGTTTAGCTTCAATTTCATTATAAGAAAATTCTGTTTTGTGGGACATAATCTCATTACGAGTTTCTTCACTTAGCATATGATATTTATTAATTAAAGCATCCTTTTGTTCATTTTCAATTTTGACTTTGTACTCTTTAAGAGTTTCATAGTCAGATTGAAGAGCAGTAAATGCAGAAGTTAATTTTTCATGGTCAGCCGCAAGAGCAGAATACTTTTCTTGAAGTTCCGCATGTTCAGATTGAAGTAATTCATATTTCTTTTTATCTTCATCTTCTTCTTTTGGTTCTTCTTTTTCTTCCTCTTTACCTTCTTCAGGCTCAGGGTCTTTTTCTTCATCCTCTTTAGCATACTCTTCAACAGCAGGCTCTTCAATTACTTCAGAAGAACCTTCAGAGAAATCAACAGGAGCTTGTTCGTCAGTTTCTACAATTTCATGTTCTTGCATATCTGACCCTCCTTCATTATATTTTAAAGCGTCTTTTAATTCTTGCATCATTGAAAATAATGTAGTCCTAAAATTATTACTATCTAGGGTGTAGGCTTCTACAGAAGCTCCTCTCATACAAGGCTCTACATCATCCCCAAGGACGCATAACTTACTAAAAGTAGCATCGTTTATAATAAAAAATTCATATCCAGTAGAGGTATCCTCTGCCCAACGGCCACTCAATGAAGATTCATCAAGTTCCATTGATTGCGGTTGGCCCTCTTCTATAATTTTAGTTAACTCTTCAAATTGTCCAGTCCATAAGTAACCAGTAGTACACATATAAGTGTGTTCCATCTGATTTCCAAATTCATCATAATCTATATAATTCTGATACCATACTTCCGCATCAGGACTAATAAAACCATAGGGAACTGTTTTACAAGAGAAGGTAACTTCACCATCTTCAATGTGCATTACATGTCCATGGTCGCCAAAATCCTCTTTATCAGAATTGTAAGCAGCTACGATTGGCGCACCCCGCAATGTTTTAGCCATTTTATCTGCTACTGGTCTATCTATATAAGAACCATTGCGGTTTTTGCCTAAATGAAATACTTTTACTTGACATTTAGACATTAATGGATTCAAGTCTAAAGGTTCAAGGTTAACAAATTCTGGGCCAGTGATTGTAGAAATATCTGACCTATTCTTTAATGCCAAAACCTATTACCTCCTTTCCGCACATTGTAAGATTAATAATATTCATAATTTCTAACCAGAACTTTCTATATTTCTAAGAGTTTTCTCAGATTTTTCATCGTCTGGTTTCTCTGGGCGGCCACCTTTTTCTCCACCAGAGGCTTCTCCTTTATCCTCATTATTACCAGTATTAGAAGTAGTCGCCTTATTACTACTACTAATAGTAGAGGACATTTGAGGAGGTGTAAATAAATCATTAAGATTCAAAATTTGATTCTCAAATATAGCAGTATTGATTACATCACTTTGACTATGACCTAAAGCTATTTGCGGCAAAAGTTTAGAGAAACCAATTTGAGTTTGCTCTTTATACATTTTAGAAATGTCTTTATAATTATATACTGTAGTAGGTAACATGGACACCTTGTAATATAACTTTTTAGAATTTTTATTAAAAGGAGCCAAGAGCCTTTCAGCATAATCCGCAAATTGATAAATTAAGTCCATCATAGTAGATTCATCATTTGCTATTGATTTATCTAATGCTGTTTGTCCATCTGTGTTAAATTGTTTTTGACTTACGCCAGCCTCATTAAATAATGAACGCTCAACAATTTCCAAGTGGTCTACAGATGAAACACTGCTATTATCTGATAAGTCTGCAACTTCAACGTCCGCAAAGGTGGTAAGAACGTCTACTCCAATAGCATCACCAACCATTGCCACTACATTATTATGTAGTGCATTGGCTTCAGTAACATCGAATATCAAATCACCATTTTTATCTAATGGCATCTTTTGAATAATGATTCTTAGGAGTTGTTGCACCATCTTATCATGGTCTAGCTTCTTAGCATCTTCCAAGTCTAAAATTGCGGGAATAGCTGACATGAATAATGGCGCGTCATTACCATATAAGTTAAACCGCACAGTCTTAGCTGGATCAAGTAAAAACCAACCTGTGTCGTCTCCACTAAAGTCCCTAGGTAGATTACCTGACTTAAAAGAGACATATGCTTTTTGAATCTCTTTTGGGAATGTTTTTAAAACTCTAAGTTTATAAGCATTGTCCGCAAAAGCATCATCAAAAAACTTTAAATTAAACTCTACCGCAGAATTACCATCAATTTCATATCTGCATCGACAATAATCTGCGGGAAGTTTCTGAGTGAAAGTAGCTGTTCCATGGTCTAACATGTAGCCATAATAGCAACCTTCTTTTACAACATCTAAAGCATAACGGCCAAAAGACTGTTTAAGTTTAGAATTTTCTAAATACATACATGACTTAATCCATCCCTCTACAACTTTGTCATCTTTTATCTTAGAATCGTTCCGCACTGGCGTTATGAACCAGTCATAGCGGAATAAAGCAGCCATGTAACGACATAGACGTGAATAGATACCACTTTTATCAAAGAAGTGGTTAGATATGCGGCGCATTGCTTTTATGTCATGATTATCTATAGCTTTTTCTACAGTTTTTTTATCATAACGAAAACTTGAACCGCTTTTACGATAATTATCTACTAAAGTAGCTATTTCTCCATTAAGCGGAACCTTACCCACCTTTATCTTACTAAAGTCTAAAGATGGAGAATTTGCGCCACTTTGGAGACGGAAGTCTCTTTGTACTTTGTTTTTAACCTCGGCCAAAGTATACCTCCTTATTAATCGCCATCAATTAGTTTCATTATGTAATCGTAAGTGATTTTATTATCTTCAGTATAAGGTATAGTATAAAGCATTATGCCATGTTCTTGACAATATCTACGCTTGCACGCATCATTGTGCTGTTGGCGATATAATCCTCTAGCACCACCAAATTTTGACACTGCTTCATAATGTTGTCTACCATTATATTCAATGAGACAAATTAAATCACCTTCTTCTGAAAAGATGGCAAAATCGAAACGTAAATGTTTACCATTTTCCGCAATTAAATCATCAAAGATATATTCTTCTTCAAATGGTACATTTCCATAAGTAAGATACTCATGTATTTTGCGTTCTCCTTCGCTAGATAGCAATTTGCCACCTCCTTTTCTTATCGTTCGTTAATATATTAATTTTTAGAAGGGTATTTTTAGGGATGTTGGCCCAGAAATTTTAAAATTTTTTAAAAATTTTTTCTGTCCAAGAGGAAAAGAAAGTTATTGGTGTCTAGTAAACATTAAAAATTCTGATAAATTGCGGGAGGCTCTTCCTCTTTTTCTATCTTCTTGTAACTTACAATAATATAAACCATATATAAGTGCGGAAAATTTGTCATGTTTAATTTTTCTACTTGCGGGCTTGAGAATAATATTTAAACCTTCAGATTCTTCTACTAGGTTAAGCATCTCTTCCCGCAATACATCAGTTTTAACATATGGTTGTAAGTATTCTGCTCTTCTTTGCGCACTCATTTTTTGTCCTTGAGATTGATTCATTAGTGTTGCTTTAGCTTCGCTACTGTCAATTAATAGTTTAACCTTGCCATTGCGGAATTGAGCTTGACAATATGAATACATTTCACTATTAAGAGGAGCATTAGCTTTCATTAAGTACATTGCTTTAGGAATAGTGTTAGGTGTTTCATACTTTTTATATATTCTATCTGGGTCATTGATTACACCCCAGTTATATAATGTTTCGCCAGTTACAGGATCTTCTTGATCAATAAGTAAGAAGTCTACTAGTCCCGTGCCAATGCCATTACAGTCAATGACCGCAGCTCTGCACCCATATTGATTAAAGATTTTCTTTAAGCATATTGCTTGCGTTCCAAAATGTTCAGAATCAAAAGAGAAAATATTTACTACTTCTTTGAAAGGTACGCCACTACTTGCAGGAGATACTTTAATAACCATAACTTCACTCGTGCAGCCGTGCCTTCCTACGTCTACCCCCAAGATATAATAAGTCTTACTATTATTGCGGCCATTAGGTTTCTTTTCCACTAACTTCAATGTTCTACGTTTATCTATAATTTCACTACTAAAGAAAGCAGATTCAATATTACCTGTCCAGTTAGATTCATACTCTCTGTCAAATGTAGCTTCATTAAATGTACCCTCGTCTTTAAGGTCAGCTACGAAACTCTTAGGAAGTAGACCTTCAATAACAGGTATGCGCCAATCCCCACCAAAGATAAATGCTTCTTGCGGTTTAGCAACGCACATACATAATAGCTGAATTAATTTTTCGTAAGCAAAGGTGTTCTTATATCCCGCAGATGTTACATAGATTTGAGATTGATTTAAAGGTTCTTTAGGATCTACCTCACCTTTTACACGTCTAGAAACATTCATGGTAGGGATAACAATAGATTGTAGCTTCTCTTGGTCTAGAGTGGCAGCTTCTTCCATTAGTCCTGCTTGGAAACGTGAACCACGAGTAGCATCAGTCATAGCAATATTCTTAATAGTTGAACCATTATAAAAAGTATAGATTACAGAGTCTTTAGATTGTCTAGTTTTAGTACTTGATATATTACCTCTAGTATCCCAATTAATTTCATTAGCAATAGCAGGAACTAATTCACACCATTGTGTAATTTTACTAGATAAGATTTCTGCGGACTGTTGCTTACCTTCTGATACTGTGAAGAGTTGCGCACCAGGATATAGTATTGCTTTTAACATTAGAGCTAAA